CAGCATGTCGGTCGTTACCGCTTCGTAGACCGGCTCGTTCTCATCGGTGGCCACATTGATCAAAAATTCTTCGGGTAGGTAGCGCACATCAGCCATCATACGCAGGGCGTTGCGCACGATATCGCCATACACATTTTTGACGCGATCTTGTAACCACTCGCGGTTAAGTTGCCCGAATGAAGCGGTTAAACTGGCTTGGGTGGCGGTCACCTTCGGACCACCCCCCATGGCCATCTGACTAACGCCCATGGCCTGCTCTTCGTAGCTTCTGGCATCCGACTCAATGCCCAGTTGATCGGGCGGCGGGTTGCCGAAGCCTAACTCTTTGAAGGACTGGTTGACATCATCTACCCAGATGACTTCACCGTCCCTAGCGGTCTCCAGTTGCTGCCCGATGTCGGCGTTTTCTTCACGCTCTCGGCGCGAGGCCAGCAACATACGAGGGTAGCGTTTAAGGAGGTCAGCTCTACGGGATACACTCTCTACGATGAGCTTCTGTAGGTCTTCGCCATAGGCCATCGGCGGCTGGCCGTAGTAGCCCTGCTGTGTCTGATCGAACTTGAGCGGTATGTAGGGAAAACCACCTTGGACGAGGAAACCGCCTTCGGCCTCATACTCGCCCGTCATTAACAACTCGCCAGTAAACGGGTCGGGCTCATAGAGGGGCTTCATCGCCCTCATCGGATGCTCTACGTCTTCGATGGGCTCTTCAACGCCCATGGCAAACGTATACCGGCGGCGTTTCATCCTATCGTGGACCTCGTAGAGGACCGTCATCTGCCCCTGCGACTTCGACAGGTTAAGGGCTTCTTTTTCCGAGGTAGTCTCTACGCCGCCCAAATCTTGTAGGAACGTGTCCTTGATGTCCTCTTCGGTCTCAGTGGCTTGTATCTGCCGCCGGTTGACGAAGCGATCATCTTTTTTCACGTATTCCAGCGGCACCAACATCTTTTCGATGATATACCGCGCATGACTCAACTTATGAGGCGGCGTGAGCGGATCGATAAAGACATTGAAGGGGTTGATGCGATGGATATAGGGGAAATCGTTGTCCAAAGCATCGTTGACGGTGTAGGGTGCGACCAAATCGTCATCGCCGGGCGGGTTGTAGCCGCACTTGAGCCAGCCAACAGCGCAGTAGAGCGCATCGAAGATGACCTGTTGCACTTCGGCCTTGGCGTTCATCTGCTCCAGGGCCGCATTGGCTACACGCTCTAGTATCGTAGCCGCAAATTCCTTATTCGGCTCTTTGACGCTGAAGAAGACATGCGGATGGTTAAACGATATAGAAGCGATAATTTGCCGAGTCAACGGGTAAAATCTACTGACACGCACCACCTTGTCATCGGGCAGGGAGCCGATCTCAAAGTCCATCTCATAGGCTCTGAGCAGTCTTTTCCACACCTTATGCCGGTCGCGCATATATAGGGCACTGTTCTCAATGGCCCCCCGCCAGTAGTCTACCTCGTTTTTCTTCATCGCAGCGGCTTAGGAGTCCCGTTAAAACCCTTGGACCCACTGCTCTTTTTACGAGCGTTGGTCATGGGTTTGCCACTCGCCTTAGCCGCCGCCTTAGCCTGGGCCATGCCCTTGGCATCGTAGCTGTAATGCTTGGAGCCTACTTTAGGCATCTTATTTCCTCTTTTTGGTTGTCATGGTATCGGCGTTGGCGGCAACGGGCTTGACGCGCTTGGTGCCCGAAGGCTTGGCTCTACTGGGCTTGGGCGTTCCGTTGAATTTCATGGTCATCTCTCCTGTTAGGCCGCAGCATAGCGACCGTGGCGTTTACCTACCGAGCTTTGCATCTCGTCAATCATCTGCTGGGCCGTGCCCTCGTAGTTCTTTTCTTCCACCTTGTGCGGTTTATATACATGCATCATGGCGTAGCGCAGCTCATCGGCGGCATGGTCCTCGGCGTGGGTGTCGAGGTCTTCGATATTGCCCTTAGAGCGGGGCAGCGTAGGCATCGTGCGCATGAGGTTGTCGTTCCAGCCATTGAAGCAAAAGAAGCGGTCATTAATCAGCGCATCGTTGATCACCCGCCAGCCGTTGACCCGGTCGTTATTGGCCCTGGTCAGCCACAGCCCGGCCTCGGCAAAGATGTCAGCCGCCGAGTGGTTCATCACATCAGTGAGGCGGCGTTTAACGAAGATCGATGGGTCGGCATAGATCGCCGTAGGCCTGCGGCCATCGGTGAAGGGGCACCCTTCAATTAGCTCGTTTATATTGGCCGCATGTTGGCTGGCGGTGCAGTTGGCGCGATAGTATTCCGCAATACGAAAAACCGAATTATCCATGTCCACGGTATACAGTGCAAACGAGGTGGGGGCCGACTCGCCATAGTCCATGGACCCAAAAAGTGGGTAGTGACTAGGTATCTCAAATGAAGGCACCCCGATCTGCTCGTTTTTCCAGTTACCGAAAAAAGCACCGACAATAGCGTTCCAGTCACCGGCCAGCCAAGCCCGTACTAAATTCTCATCCCCCACGTTTTTTAAGCGGTTTATGTAGCCGGGGTCGTTGGCTAATAAAATTTTGTTGTCGGTGATGAGGGACCGTATAAACATCCTCGTCATCCCGTCTTTACCCTGGATCAGTTCGCCTTCGGGGGCCGGGTCGATGAAGTATTCCTTCACATGGTTATGGCCGGGGCCACCGGGGTTGCCCGAAGACACGATCTGCTTGTGGGGCACCGCCTGGGCCGAGCGCAGGCAGGCCTTGAGTCGGTGGTAGGGCTTGAGGTCATTCCAACTGGTTAACTCATCCCAACCGATGAACGTGTATTGATGGCCCTGGTAATGATCCGCATCCAGTTCTGTTTCGATATGGCGCAGGCGCAGCGTAGCCCCATTGGGGAAATTCCACGTATGGGAGCCGACCTTGTACTCGGCGCCGGGGAACATATCGTGATACATCTGACGCGAACGCTCTATGATCTCATCCAACTCAGGATAGGTGCGCCTGAAGACGATGCCCCGCGCATGTTGACCACACTCAACGACCTGAGCAGCCCACGCCCCGAGAATTAAATCCGTCTTCCCACCGCCCCTACTTCCTCCGAAGAACAACTCATCGACGAAGGAGGCGCGTATGGCCTTCTCTTGTGGACCGGGTTGTGGTTTCCAGATGGTGGGGGCGTTCATGCCGGGGCCTCGGCTAGGGCTACCGGCAACGCCTTGGATTCCATCACCTCGTTTTGCTTGAGCCATTCCTCATACGAACTGGCCCTCGGTGGTGTATTGGGCCCAATCAACTCGTGGGTATGAGCGACCTCAATACGGTCATCGCCTACCTCAACACGCACCTGCTCTAGCACCTTCATGCGCAGTGCCACACGCTCCTCTGGGATATGGTCGAACATGTCAGAGAGGACTTTTACACGCTCTTTACGGTCTGCTAACCGGATGTCCTCAAAGTCATTGCGGTAAATATTTAGTTGCTTCTCATACTCAGCCAAAAATTCTTCGTCGCGCTTCCAAGTCGTGACCGTCATCGTATGAACGCCCAACTGCTTGGCGATCTGCTTGGACTGCTGACGGCGCGAGTAACGGTCCAGTATCATCATCTGGATGGCTTCGTGATGGCGGTTGGTCAACTTCATGCGGCTTTTCCCATAGCAAACAAGTCCAGTTGCCTAAACGGAGGAGGTGAAACCACATCGGCCCGCACCGCCTTCTCCCGGTTGGTCTTGGCTTGATGACACGCCCAACACAGCCGTTGTATATTTTCAATCGTATTCAAGCCGCCCCGCATCGCCGGGACCGTATGATCGATCTCTAACGAGTCTCCACCACCACACTCGGCACATCGATCAGTCAACGTCAGGATCTGATCCGCATCGACCACACCGACTTGGTTGCGTTTACGGGCCATGGTATTTAAACGCCCTGCCGTCAAAGCCGCTTGGCCTGTGGGTGTTTGCTGATACACCTTCACCCGCTCGTTCTGCGCGACAGCCTCGCCTGGGTGCGATAGCCTGCGCTGCTGCCGCCAACGCTTGTTGTATTGACCAATACGATCCTTGTTTTGTTCGTAATAGCGCGTCCTGTATACCCGGTTGTAGCTCATCCGTAACTCCAGACTGTAGGCCGCACCCCAGCAAACTCGCCTTGACCCAAATCATCCAGATGGATAAACCGGCTCTCAGCCGGTCCATGCTGCTTAATGCCAATACCGGTAAACCCCGCCTGATCAGAGGCCGCCGCAATCGCAAAAGCCGCACCAAAAGAAGCCTGCAAATCAATAGCCCGACCCAGGGTATGGGTGCCCAGCGGTTTGCCTCGGTCTACCTTGGCCTGCTCCACCGAATGGGTCGGCGAACGATAACCCGAAGAGATACTCAACGGCCCCACCGCATCACGCAGTCGCTGCACCTTATCCATGAAAATCGAATCCAACACGCACTCCCCCGTCTCTCGACAGGCCAGTTCTAAAAATTTAAAATTGGGCCAGCGGCTTGTAGGCCAATCGGCTTCACTGTAGCGGGTCGCTTCGCGCTCAACCATTCTCAAGATCCTTCGAGGAGGCTTGGCTGCTCGCAACCGCCAAGCCCCCCAGAAATGTTATGACCAACATTCAATTCCTACCCAGCCGAGGAGGACCAA